TCGCCGCGCCCTGCCTTGATTTACTTTGCGGGTCTATCAATCAAGATAGTCTTTAATTCAGGATTGGTGAGACGAATATATTTTTGTCTCGTCTTATCATCGGGTAAGAATTTCAATAATCTCAGAGCATGGGAACGTTCCGTATGTTTGGCGATCTGCATCATGTGCCTGATCTTAATAGCCCATGAAATTATCTTCTCCGCCCCCTTGATTGTTGGAGAACCTTCAACATCTCCATCAATCCAAGCTAAATATTTATTGACACTCTTTTCTGCTCCTACTAAAATCTTTTCATCAAATGTCTGTTCCATGATTTTCTCCTTTCGATTTAGTTTTTGCTTTAACTTGCCTACCTTTCTCACCTCCCTCCTTTTGGTCTTTGTAAAGAAGTAGCATAAATTTACTTTGGATTTTTAAAAACCTCCAATGGATTTTTAAGCCCCAGAAAATCTCCTTTAATAATTCTCTTAAATTCATGTTCCCTCCTCTTCAATCCCTCATTGACCATCTTTTCTTTACTCGATAATCAGGATCATTCCCCGAGCTCTGCGGGTTCGATTCTTTGAGGTCATGGATGGCCTTCTTTACCCGGATCAATTTCTCAAGGTTTTCGTCGGGGCCATAAGAACAATAAATGCAGGTCCCCGTTGAAGGGCTAATTTTTAACGGTTTTCCACAGCGCCAGCAGATAGCGGGCATCAAACCTCCTCGATCATTATGATAGTTTTAGGGATTTCAGAATAGAATTTTTGGCCTACAAGCAAGACTATTTGGGAGTCGTCTTTCCAAATGACTCCATTACAACAATCGCAAGAAAATTTTAGTAAATTATCTATGTCGGGTTTTTTGGTATGCCGGATTTCGTCACGAAGCATACCTTGAGTTTTTTTCTTTGAGGTACCCTTTGGGATTGGCATCTCGAAAGAACATCGAACCTTGAGGGGTCCTTCAATCGGAGGTCTCGACCATTGTTTCTGGACTTCGAAGAGAAAGCGGCCCTCTTCGGTCTGTTGATCGTTGTAGGTCACAACAAACTTGCCCCGTCTCGCGAACCTTGGCCTCTTTTTGGCGATCGGGACACCCCTTACTACAATCTCAAACATAACCATCTTCCATTCTATACTTTCTCGGTTTCTTATCTCGAAAAACGATCATCTGATTTAATTAATTCCAATTTATAAGTTTATCTATTTCGTGATAATATCCAATGATAGACATCAATAATTGTTCTGCTTTTTGATAATCAGGTTCATCTGGCAGGGTGGATCGTGTATAGGCATCTTGAGCCATCTTAAATAAATGATCTGCCTCATTTTTGATTCGATCCAACTCCCATTCTCCATTCTTAATTTGAAGCAGTTGTGGAGCATCTTCTCTCTCAACATACAATTTTCCCTCTGTTAAAAACTCTATTCCCATCCGAAGCAAACGTATTAGATGGGAAGCGTTTTTTGTGTCATATCCAAATTTATCTACAAGAGATTTTCTTTTCTCTCCCATGTATCCCTCAAATTTATAATGTTCCATTCTCTTTAGTTGCCCATATGCGTAACCTGTAAAAGAATGATATGCTTTTTTGCTAATGAAAATATTTCTTTCCATTCTTAATGCTTGCCCACATTTACCTATATATAAATAATTTCTTTCGGGAAGCCAGAGCAAAGACATTACGTTGGGATTTGATTTGAGTAGCAATGAGATATACTTTTTTATCTCATAACCAACGATATCCCATTCATTCTTTTTGAGTTCTCTCGTATCCCTTCCTCTACCCAAACCGCAATAATATTCAATGTCTTTCACAAAAACCGTCATCACATCTTTATCATCAATGCTATTTGGGTAAGAATTTATAATGTAAGTTCCATGAGAAATGCTTCCGACATATCCCGCCAATATAATGTCCTTGGGGAATAGATTCTTACATTCTTCGTATGACAATCCTTTAAGTTTAATTTCTTCCATTTGCTTTAACCGTAAATTCCAAAGTCCACCATAAAATAAAAATTAAAACGATCAGGGCTCCCATAAGCAACTCTCCTAGAAAGCGGCATTGGCCTTGTGTGCCTTCGGATTTTCAACATGGATATATCCAATCTGTTTGATCCATCCCTTGCGGGCTCCCTGGAGGAGTATCGCACCCCAGGCGCGAAGGGATGGAGGATCCGATACAATCCCCTTGGCCCCAAGTCTTACCATCTCTCCCGAGAATCGGCGATGGTTTCTTGCATAGAGATATAAAAAATCGAGCGCTGTCTTAGACCATTGATCGTGTATTTCCTCGGCGTGATCGAGCGCCTTTTTGATTCCCCTATCTCGGAGGAGTTCGCCGGTGGGTTTGGGTTTCTGGATATCAAGAAAAGAAAGTTGATTCATTGTTTATTCTCTTTCTGGAATTTTATGAATTTTACAAACCTCGTTAATTTTTAAAATATAATGTCCATTGGTTTTCTTAAATCCATCTTGAAGAAAATCTAATATTTTATATCTACCTCTAAATTTCGGTAATGGATAATGTAAATCCTCTATCATGCCCTTAAATCTCGCCCATTTAAGTAAATCTCTTAATAAGAGAGCTTCCTCATGTCCACAAATAGGGCATTTTGAAAAAAGTATTTTATCTTCTGGATTATTATTTTTCTTTCCAGGCTTAGTAATAAAATTCATAAATTTTTTATTAATCAAACAGATTCTTTTCTATTTGATTTCCGAATACTGTCCAATTTTTTGTTAATTTCCTTCCAAATAATTCAAGGTAACGGGGTGGGCTTGCCTTTTCGATCATCGTTCTGACAATTTCTGGTTTTGCACTATGCCTTGTCCTTTTAGCCTGAATCCAACTCATTAATCCCTTATCTGAGAATCTTAAATTTCCCTTTATTCCAAGTAATAAAAATTCATGTGAAACTCGCCAATAATTTCCTATTCCCATTTGAGGTTTCACCCAAACTAAACAAGATTTATATTTAAATCCCCACTCGGTAATTAGATGTAAGGCTTCATGTAAAAATCCATTTGTAGTCCAAAGATGAAGATGGGCATTTTCCTCAGTAAGATTTTTAACGGGAAGATTCGATATCTCTTTCAGGGACATTGTTTGATATTCGCCGGAAACTGCGGCTCTGGTTGATTGATTTTCATAACTCCATGGTGGATCTGCATAAATGGTAGAAAATTTTTCACCAGCCTTAGTAAGTTCAGATAAATCGCAAATGGCTTTACTTTTTTCAGGGATTTGTAATGGTTTTATAGGCTTGGGAGTACAGACATTTGTCCGTACTTTATTTCTATGATATATTTTCTCAAGAGTACATCTTGGTATCTCTCCCTCAAGTTGTTCTGAAAGCATTCTGGTTGCATCTCTTACAGATCGAGCTCGCTTTGTTTTTACGAAGTGATCGACTATCGAGCAAACTTCTTTCTTGCAAATTCGACAGCTATCAACCCATCTGGTATCTTCTAATTCAGTCAACTTACCTCCTCCGGAGAGGACCGGATCACTTTGGAAAGGGGATGGGATAAGGTGGGTTCCGGCCCCCTCCGGTAAATTGGTGTCACAAACCACAAGATGTTGTGGTTTTGGAAATCTTGTTGAGTTCTATTTAATCCTTCTGACAATTCTTTCCTTCACTATCAAAAAAATTTAGAGTATCTTTTTCGATGTCATGATCTTGAACATGCTCAGAGAGAGAACAATCAAAGACAATTTGCTGGCTGAGGGTTCGGCCTGCCTTTCGAGCCCTTGCTCTTATTTTGGCTTCCAACCCAATAGGAAATCTTACGTAAATTGCCTGGCCAGTTTTGTCCATGATGCCCTCCTCTTAATTGAAATAAAATTGGTGGAAATGGTGTCAAGTTATGCTAAAATAATGTTGGGCATAGGCCGAAGCCCTTCCACAGACCGACAGCCCATGCCCCCACTAGCCTTAGTGTGTCCGGCTGGCTTTTTACTTTAAAGAAAGGAGAAAATATGAAACCAATAATTTTAGTCATGGCGTTAAGTTTGATCCTTTGCTCCTGTGGTTCCCGTGGTTATTGGACAAAAACAGACTTTGATGTAAGTAAGTGGCAAACCGATTCTTATGAATGCCGATACAGGGCAGAGATGGTCTGTTATGCCAATGCACCAGGAGGAGGAGAATTCAGAGGGATTGCTGTTGCTGCTTGCGTGAACGATCATTTTAAAATGTGCATCCAATCAAGAGGCTATTATTGGGTGAAAACAAAATAAGTTCGTTCTATTTAAGGGTAAAGAAGTTCTAAAATTGAAACTTTTCCCTTTGTAGCCTTAGATATGCGAAGCGCCAGTTTGGGAGAAGGGTTATATCCTCTCGCCAGCAAAACCCTGATTGACCCATAATTAAAACTATTGGCTTCGCAAAATCTTTTGATGCTTAAATTTTGTTCTCTTAAATAATTTTTTAGAGTCATGGTAAGGACAGCTTAACAATGTCAATGGAAAAAGTCAAGCACTATTTTGATCCTGATTGGGGAATTGTTTTAAGGAAAATGAGAGAAAGCAGAAAACAAGCTGAAAGAGATACTGCCAAAGCATTGAAATGATCCCATGTTTCCATTCAACATTGGGAAACCGGAGAAACCCCTATTTCACAACCAATTTTGGATGCCCTTCTCGATTTTTATCGATACTCACTAAATGAATTCTTGGATTGGCTCTACGAACAGAAACATCCTTAATCATTTCCTACACTTAATAAAATAACAAAATATTTTAAAATAATGCTTGACAAATAATTTGTGCTTTGTTAAGCTGACATTAACTAAAATTAACAAAGAAGAAAGGAAACTAAATGAAAGTAGCCGTTAAAGATTTGAGACCAAATCCGTTTAGGCATATTGAAAGGTATCCTATCATTCCAGAAAAGGTTGAAGTTCTTATGGCTTCCATTAAGGATACTCATCTTTGGAGAAATATGGAGGCAAGAAAGAATGATGGATTTTATGAAATTCCTTATGGTTATCACACATTAGATCTTCTGCTTTCCATTGCTACATGATAGAACATTTAAAAACTAAACTTGATTTAATTGAAAATGATCGACTTCAAAAAGATTTTTGGTAAGTCCAAGTCTCAAAAACTCATCGAAAGTAGAGGTTGAGGGATGCAGATCAGGAGAAAAAATAGTGATTTAATTTGTGAAGGTGAATTTACCTTAAAAGAATTGGCGGAAAAATTTAAAGCCGATCTCTGGGGAGCCGATCTCAGGGAAGCCGAAAATATCCCTTCTCAATTTGCAAGTAATTTATCTCTTCTAAAATGGCAAAAAAATTTATTGGTAGGATTTAAATATCTCAATGGACAAATTTCTCCATATCAAAATTTCACTTATGAAATTGGAGGAACTTATATTTGCGGAGATGGAAATTCAGATTCCAGAATCCCCTGCGATAAAGGTATTAATCTTGCCACCTTGGAATGGTGTCTTAGTGAAACCAACAATGATTTATCAAAAACCTATGCCGTTTTTGAGTTTTATCCATCTGATATTTTAGCAATACCATATAATTCAGATGGGAAATTTCGAGTAAAAAAAGCCACTTATCTAAGAAATTTAACGGACGAGGAAATTAAAGAGGCAATTAAACCTTTATATCCAGAGGTCAAAGTAAGTAATGGGGCATATAAACCAAATTAAAGAATTGTTGAAGAAAGAAAAAGAAACTCTCTGTCTCAGGGAGCTTCATAATTGTTTATTTTGTCAAGATTGCGAATTGGAATCCCACAATCATTTGTCAGGAGCGCCCGAATTCCTAAACCCCGAAACCACTCGAAAGGGTCTTTCTCAGCCAGAGGCAGAGAATGTCCACGGAATGAACTCGGAGTTGTCCGCTAATCCGAACAGGCATGGATAGTGTGCGCAGCCTCACGGCAACCTGACATTAACTTATCGAAATGCGAAAGCACAGATAGGGGATGAAAGGGAAACCGAAACCACACAGGAGAGGAATCTCCAGAGAGGAGGTGAACTCATGTTTACAATCAATGTTAAAGAGGTTTACAAAGAATTTAACCTTGCCAAGAAACATTTCAAGAAAGCCGTTGAGCTGGCAAAAAAGAGTGTCATCATCGGAGAAATAAATTTCCCCTCAACCCCCAAGGCAGTTAGAACAAAGAAGACCAAGAATCCAGATCTCCCCGATGCTGATGCAAAGGGCTACATGAAGGAAAGGAAAGGACAGGAGACAGAATAATGGACTATGCCTCATCATCTTTCATCTTGTCTACCTATTTAAGTGCATTCTGGCTGATTGTGTTGCTCTTCGGTGGAATCTTAAAGTTTTTATTTTGGATTCTGAAGGTAGGAGAGGAATGAAACTCATCATCCTCATCATCGCCCTAATCTTCTTTGTTGGAGTATCCTGCTATCTCTTGGGAGAAAGGGGGCAACTAAAGAAAATTGGGGAACTACAATATCAGATTGACCATTATAAAAAAACATGGATGCCAATTAAGGGGAAGGAAGGGTAAGAAATGACCCGTAAAGAACTCCTCGTCATTGCTATAATTTCTGCAATAATCAGTCTGGGGACACTAATTTATCTACTATATTTCACGTAGGAGGGAGAAGATGAGTTTAGTCAGAATCTTACATAAATTAGGATTAGTAAAGGGCATATGGTTAGAGGATGATTTTGGAGAGGTATATATGACCATTAAGCATAAAAATCCATTCGGCAAGAATTGGGCTCATGTTTATTGGTTTACAAAAATAGGTCATGTATGGCTGATGGATGATGGGACCTGTACTGGAAGATCAGGTTATATCAAAAGATGGAAGGATTTTTAAGGAACCCAAATGAATCCCCCTAAAGACCTGCTTGAATTAAACCCAAATAAAAGGAGAAAATGATGGAAAATGAATTGATTATCAGAAAGGAACCAAAGCCGTTAACGGCGGTCCAAGTACTCGCCCAGGTAAGATTGATTCAGGAGGTAATGAGTGCAGTTATGAAAGAAGGACATCATTATGGCATTATCCCCGGCACACCAAAGCCCACTCTTTACAAGCCAGGAGCTGAAAAACTTCTTTCTACTTTTCAAATCGGAGCTGATCCCACTGAAAATATAATGGATCTCTCCACGGAAGATGAAATTCGTTATCGGGTAGCCGTCCGTGGATTTTCCCAAACCACGGGAGTAATGTTGGGGGTTGGAATCGGAGAGTGTTCCTCAGGTGAGGACAAATATAAGTGGAGAAAGCCAGTTTGCGAAGAAGAGTTCAGCGAGGCTCCAACGGATAGGAAACGGACTGTATGGAAGAAAGGAGAAAGGGCTCCTTATCAACAGAAGCAAGTCAGAATGAATCCAGTTGACATTGCCAACACGATTCTCAAGATGGCTAAAAAGAGGGCACTCATAGATATGACTTTGACGATTACTGCAGCCTCAGATATCTTCGATCAAGATATTGAGGATCTTCCCGATGGAATGGAAATGGGGGATGGGAAAAAACCACCCCTCCAGGAGCCCCAGAAGAAGACCCCTGAAGCCTCAAAAGAGGGTCTCCTAACCGTCACTGCACCAGTGGTCAATATCAAGGTGAAGGAAGACTTTGATAAAAACAAAAAACCCTACACACTCTACACTATTGTTTGTCTCACAGACGGGAAGGAAGTTGAGTTCAAGACTTTCTCAAAGTCTATCTATGATGTCGTGGATAGAGAGAAAGACCTCACCACCCAATTCAAGATCCAATATAAAACCTCGAAGTTTGGCAATGACATTGAAAGTCTGAGTGTAGTGAAACAGGACGAGAACGCACAATGATTAGAGTATTTCCTCGTAAAACAAAATGGACTCCCGATGATGAATTGGCTTTTGTTGGAGACCCTCCTCTCTTTAGGCCACCAGAAGATTCTGTATCTATCTCGGTTTTATTTACATGGGATATTCAGGAAGGAGAAAGACTTTTAAAAGCATGGTCTAAATTCTATCGAGATGTGAAGATAGGAGGGCCAGCTTTCGATATACCTGGGGGTGATTTTATTCCCGGCAGATTCGTAAAAAAGGGCGCAACGATTACAAGTAGAGGATGCCCTAATCGATGTTGGTTCTGTTCAGTATGGAAAAGAGATGGGAATACCGTTAGAGAACTTTCAATAAACGAAGGCTATAATATTCTTGACGACAATCTTCTTGCCTGTAGTGATTTTCATATAAAGAAAGTGTTCCAGATGCTTAGGCGACAAAGTAGGGCAGCAGATTTTTCTGGTGGATGGGAAGCAAAGCGTCTTCAATTTTGGCATATTGACGAGTTAAAGAAAATACGTCTCCAACAGGTTTGGTTTGCCTATGATACTGAGGACGACCTCGAACCACTCATTGAAGCGGGTAAGAAGTTGAGGGATGCTGGAATTGGCCTCACCAAGACAGGAGAAGTAAGCCACAAAATACGTTGTTATTGTTTGGTGGGTTATCCAAAAGATTCATTGAATGATGCAGACCTACGGATGAAACAAGCATATTCGGCGGGATTTCTTCCGATGGCAATGCTTTATAGAAATAAAAACGGAGGAACTGATTACGAATGGAAAAGATTTCAGAAGTTTTGGGCAAGACCAGCTTCTATAAATAGAATGTGTCGTGATCAAAGTATGGCAAAATCGTAAATGGAGTAGGCCGGCAGCTTATCGGAGTAAAAATGCCCAATCTTAACCTCGACATGACCACCCATACTTATACCTTTGGGGACCGGAAATTAATCTCCGTCACACAGGCCCTTTCCATCCTCGATAACCGATGGAAGGTCGATCCCTGGTATCTGGAGAGAGGTAGATTGATTCACCTTGCAACCCAATATTACGACTGGGACGAATTGGATGAATCAAGTGTTGACGAGAACATTAGACCCTATTTTGATGCCTATGTGAAGTTTAGAGGAGATACTGGTTTTAAACCTACTTACATCGAGCATAAACTTTATCACCCAAAGTTTTTATATGGTATGACGATAGATCGAATCGGATTTTTAAATAATAGATCGGTAATGATCGATTTAAAAAGTGGTGCCCCTGTAAGGGTTGATGAATTGCAGGGAGCAGCTTATCTCGAAGGTTGTTTGGCAAATGGAATTGAAGTTAAGGCTGGATTCGATCTCTATCTTCACGATGACGGGACTTACAAGTTGGAGCCGATAAAAAACCCAAAACTTTTATTACCCATATTTTTAGGACTACTTAGGGTAGTTCAATGGAAGGAGGAATTATGATGAAATTTTGGCTTGTCTGGAATGGTAATAAAGAAAGAATTGATTTTCCGATACATCCTCATTTTTCATTATCTGAGGCAAGAGAAGAAGCCGAAAGATTAGCCCGACTTTATCGTGGGCAAGAATTTTCAGTAATGGAACTTATAGGAAAAGTCAGAATAGCAGATACACTTTGGGAATATCCTGAAAAGGATGAAATACCATTTTAAAAGGAAACCCCATGAACGAAGCAATAAATCAGGTTGAAGTGGTAAGGCGAAAACAGGATACGCCTTTCATTTGCGATCAGTGTGGTTTTGAGTTCAAAAGGCATCCTTTACAGGTTAAGGGAAAAATGAAATTTTGTTCCTACTCTTGCCACAATCAATTTATGAAGGGTCGTCAATTAAAGCCACCACACAAAAGAGATAGAACCAGCCTATATGTGCTGATCGCCGAGAAGGCATTAGGGAAGAAACTTCCGAAGGGCGTAATGGTACATCATATCAATGGGAATAAGAAAGATAATCATAATTCAAATTTATTAATTTGCCAAGATGCAGCCTATCATAGATTGATCCATAAAAGAATGAGAATTGTCAATGCTGGCGGGAATCCTTCAACGGAAAGAATTTGTAGTAAATGCAGGCAACTCAAATCAATATTGGAATTTGACCCGATTGATCTCAAGAAGAGCGGATATTGCATTCCTTGTAAAAGGGAAGATACAAGAAGGAGAAAACGAAATGGAAACTATCATGAATTTACCAGAAGTGCGTGAAATTGAGGAAACTCGATCTAAATTTTTAACTATGGCACTTTCTACTAAAGTATCAGATCAAAAGACTTTGACATTTGCTAATGAACTTTTTCTTGAGGCTGATGCAAATATTAAAGCCGTTGACGAAAAATTAGATCCAAAAAGAGAACTGGCATATCGAGCCTATCAGGAATGGCTGAAACTCATCAAGGAATTGAAGGAACCTTATCTCAAGGGAAAGACGTATATTAACAATCAAATTGTAATTTACAAAAAAGAACAAGATCGCATTCGAGATGAAGAAATGGAACGCCAACGTCAGGAAGCCATCAAAATTGAGATGGATCGCCGGTGGAAAGAAGAAGAGGATAGGATTTCTCAAGCTATTGCCCTTGAGGAAGTCGGGGCACATGAAGAGGCTGAATCCCTCATCTCTGAAACTATCGAAGATAAAGAAAAACCTATCGAGGTCTATACCGCCCCCGCCTCTACACCAAAGGTTATATTAACAGGGGCCACCGTAAAAGAATACTGGCACGCCGAAGTAACGGACCTCCGGGCACTCTGCAAGGCCATAGGCGAGGGAAAATACCCTACGGCCTACGTTAAGGCCAACATGGGACCCCTTAATGATCAAGCGCGAGATCTTAAAAAGGAATTTAATATTCCTGGGGTCAAAGCAGTGTCTATGTCGAGTATGGCAGCAACGGGGAGATAAGATGGGAAAATCTAAAAAAGAATGGTATGGTGAAATGCTTTCTGGTGAAGAAAAGGAGCAAATGAGACAAACTTTTCTTGCTTCCCGTAGATTGCTGAGGGAGAAGGAGAGGAAAAATGAAATGTTATAGATGCTACAATAAAATGAAATTAACACGTAAAAGTAGATGGTATAAACATTATGAATGCCCCCATTGTAAACTCGTTACTCTTAAAGGGAAGCCAAGATGAAAGAGATGGATAAGAGGTGTCCTAAATGTGGATGTTCCATTAAAGAAATATTGGATAGTGATTCTTGTTGGTGTGGAGTTAAGGTTAAGGCAATAAATCAGGAACAGGATGAGTTGGATATTCAGGAGTTTGAAGAGGCATTTAAAAAGGCTGGTGGGAATAATTTGAATGAAACACCTGATGTTGTTGTCTCAATTTATCTGTGGTCAAAATGGAGTTGGCTTGCTTCCCGTAGATTGCTGAGGGAGAAGGAGGGAAAAAATGCTTGAAGGATGGGTATGTCCTAAATGTGGATTTGTGTGGGCGACATGGGAAGCATTACTTAATGAGCCATTGTGGTGTTCTGTCATTTCACCAGATGCTATTAATAAAATGAGAACTCTCCTCTCCCACATCGCCCAACTTGAATCCCAACTCTCTAAATGGACTGCTGAACATGAAGATCAAGAACTTCAATGGATGAAGGAACAATCTCAACAATCCTCTTTAGGTGCAAAACAGGCTTACATCAATGCACTTGAATGGAGAGTTAAACACCTTGAATCCCAAAAGGAGGAGTTGGAGAAGAAGATAATTTACTGGAAAGAACGCTATGATATTGAACGAAAAGAAGTTGTTTGGATGGAGGCAAAAATCAAGGAGTTGGAATTACAGGTGAAGGATTTAGAGAAACAAAAAGCCCTCATTCCTTGGATTGGAGAGTTAGCACAAGCAAGAGTGAGGGTGAAGCAGTTAACGGAGGGGATTGAGAAAATAATTATGTCCCCATACGTTAATTCTTTGGTGATTAAAGAGAGACTTAGTGAATTGGTGGAGAAGAAATGAAAACATACTGTAAGGATTGTGATTGTTGGGAAAAGATGGAGGGTCAACCGGATGGTGTTTGCCATCGATACCCGCCGGACATCGTAGTAATCCCTGTCCAGAGGAATGTAATACAGGGAGGGAACGCACCCGCAGTTGAGATTGGGTTGAATTGCTACTTTCCCCGAACAGCACCTACCGCTTGGTGTTGGGAAGGAAAAGGGAGGATGCAATAGAGATTACTTCTTTATTTCCCTCTCCAGACAGTTCAAAAGTTCTCCCTTACATCTAAGACAACTTTCCAATAATTCCTGATACACCGAAGTCTTAATCATGGAGTATCCTTCAGGAAGTCCAGTAGTCGTAGGCTTGGGAGTAGTAACACAACTACTTGCCATCAAGCAGACGAATAAAAGCCAAGGAAATATCAGTGAGATCTTTATCCTTCGCATTGGGGGCCTCCTTTATGAGTTCCATCAACTCCATCTCATACTCTCTAAGTGCCTTGGCACGTTTAACTGGATCCTCCTCAGTTAATCGAAGAATAAGGGCCAGTCCCTTGTCGATTGCTCCGGCAATGGAACTGACCCCGCCTCCAGAGATTAATCCTCCGACCATTTCCCCTACCGACTTGAGGCTTAAAATATTGTCTGTCATTGTGCTACTGTTCCTCCCGTGACGTTGCTATCCTTGGCACAGATTAGACCTACTCCTGCCATGATGGCAGACATGATCGCAGTCCAGTCAAGGGCTTTCCCCCCGATGAGTGCAACCGCAGCGGAAATGACTGCTCCGAGAATAGCCAAGATCCCCAATACTGTCGTCTTCCAACTTGCTCCCATTTATACCACCTCCTTCCTATTTCTTTTCTTTCAATGTCCTCTGCTCAATTAGAATCTCTTCCCTTCTCCGTTTAAGTCTTTCGAGGTCTGCTTTCTTAACTGGGTCTTTAGGAGTTGAACCGAAGTTCTTCTCTATCTGATAAATCTGTTCCTCCACCTGTTTCAATTCCAAGGCCAGCAACTTATAATCAATTAAATCCATCTGCTTCTGTTGTCTTATATCCATTTGTTCCATCGCCTTATCAAACTTCTGGGTAACTTTATCTACAGTCTCACATAAGGCGTATCTTTCCAGATAGGTGAATATACCATAGCAGGTGGCAACCAGACCGAGTATCAAGCCAATGATGATGAGTTTATCTTTCAAAGGAGTAGGTTTATTTTTTCCTTTCATCTATCTCTCCCCAACCTAATCTTTATGTAGATTAGCGGACACCACACCTTGACACAGAATCCATAAGTCATTCGGGTGATCCATAGGCCGTAGTCTCGATAGGTATGTATAAGGTACATTTTAAGCCCTATCCCCAAATAATTCTTTTGGACTGAAACTGAAATGATTACCGTCACCCCAGCGACCCCCCCATTTACAGTTAGGATCAAGAGACTCCCAGTATTCCCCTAATTCTTTATAGTTCTCGGTCTGGGGTTTATAGATTCCATCTTTGTAAAGAATCAGATCACCCGCACATCCCATATAGTGAAGGGAATTTGCCATGTGACCTGCATTTTGATGTTGGGTGATTTCATCAAAGGCAGTTTCAAAACCCAATTCAATCGCTTTCGGGATTAACTTAGTAGCGAATAAGATTGTAAAACGAACCCTTGCTCCTCTAAGATTCATCCTTAATCACCTTCACTAATTTCTCTACAAGTCCTTTAACATTGGCATCACAGCGATCAAATTCCTTCTGGTTCTTGTCCAGTGTAGCCCTACCTCTTTTGGCTGCCCAGTGAGTGATGCCAAAACATTTTTGGATGATTTGTTCGGTGTTCATTTATTATTCCTCAGATAGTCATTTAAGTTATCAAGTCTATTGAATATCTTTTCTTGCCCCTTAATTAGTATCTCAAATTTATCATCAGAAGATTTATGAAGGGCACTGCATACCGTCTTATCCTGTTTATTCTCTTCGATACGCTTAACCCTATAATTAATCCCAAATGCCGTTAGAATCCCGATGATAACTCCCCCTATGCCACCCGTTCCCAAAGATTCAAAGTCCATTCTTCCTCCATCCCGATCTCACTTTTGATTTTTTAGAATCTCCATTTCCTCCTATGCTGCCATAGTGTATTCAAATTCCTCGGCATATTTGATTAGAATGTCACGGGCATCCATGCCATAGCGATGGCGAGTCAATTCATAGTAATTTCTATGTTCTTGATCTGAAAAGATACGATTAAACCCAAGGATTTCTCCTGCCGTCCCCCAAAATGGTTGTAAGGAAACACAATCGACGCCAAGCGTGATCCATGCACCTGTTAAAGGATTTGAATATCCTACGCTTCCTATTAGTGCTCCATTTTTATAAAGACTCATTTGACTGGTAGCAATATCAATCGTAACTCCAAGGCAAACCCATTGGTTCAAATCACAAGTTGTGTTTATTGTTAAAAATCCATTGTCTACTAAACTCCAACGTGGAGGGCTGAAAGCGTGTGAAAGTTCTAAAAAATACTGACCATTTAACCAAGATAAAACAATCGGTTCTACCCATGTTGGATTATCGTAAGGTTTAACCCATACCAAAAAGGTTTGAGAAGAATTATTCAATGCAGTTATTTCTGGAATGTAAATAAAAGAATCCCCAACACCATTAAAATACCAACCTTGGCAAACTCCTCCTGGTGTGGATAAAGGTATGATGGCTGCTTCATCAAAATAAATGGAAGATGAACCTGAACTGGCCCCTGAAGAGAAAACAAGAGTAAAATTAGAATAGGATGGGTGAGCTGTAAAAATTATATCTAATACTTTCCAGTCCGTGCCATTCGCATTAAGAGAAACGAAACTTGATAAAGTATTTGAAAGCCAATCTGCACCTGCTATCCAATTTCCATTAGAGTCCAAACTTACATTCCCACCACTATCACTAAAACGGACAGCAGCATTCCCACCTGCATTTTTATATGAAACCGTAAGTCTATATTTTTTTCCTGGAGTTAGGGTGGCTTCTCGATATACTCCTGCCTGATCATTGCCAGCATCAATATCTAATCTTAAACAATTTACGCTGGTATATCTTTGGAAAGGCCATACCGAACTATCTTGATTTACTGTTGAGGTTCCCCCAGCATAAGGCGTCCAATTCGCAGGATGGTTAGCATCGGTCCAGGTTTCAAAATTTCCGTTTGAAAGAATATTAATACCAAGAGATGGATCGGATTTTAAACCAAAATCAGGAACAACCCCCAAATTGGAAGTATAATCATATCCTGTGGTGTTTGGCAGAACGGAAACATCGTCAATATAAACAGAAGAAGAAGCCGAATCGCTATATACAAACATTAAATAACTTGAATATTGAGGTAAGGCATAAAAAGGAATTTGGATGTTCTTCCAAGAAGTGCTATTAGGCAAGACAATCAAATTAGCACCCTTTGCCCAGTTGCCATTAGGCTGCATCCCAAAATCAGAAGAACTATTTTCAAATCTTATTTTTAAATATTTCGCAGCAGCGCTGTTTTTATACCATATTGATAGGGTATATTTTTTGTTGGGAATAAGTGTAAATGATTGATCTAAATAGACATAATTTCCACCCGCATCAATATCGAATCTGCAACTAAATGTACCTCCGTGCATATCTACCGCTTCCCGATTGATTGTAGATGCACCAGAAATATTCTCATTCCAACCCGTTGCATCTGTGGCAGAAGCCCAAGATTCAAAATCTCCGTTTGTGATTGCTTGTGTGCTTCCACTTCCTGCTGTTTGAAGTAATGGGCCAACGACGATGCCGTGGTTGTTGTTGCCAGACTGGTCAATAATTCTGGTGGCCTCAGCCCCTTGCTGGTAGAAATTAAGATGTAGGACACATGATGGATCGGTATGAAACCCATGCCTTTCTTTCCTTAAAATGTCTCCGGCCAACACAGGAGAGGCTATTCCTACAAACAGAAACGCAAGGATGAGAAATGATGTGGTAAGTTTCTTAAACATTGATCTATTCTCCTCTATTCATCATAGGTCGCAACTATCGTGATGATAATGTTATTCCCTGTAGCAGCCGATGGTGTTACGCTAAAAGTGTAACTGTACCCAATCACCCTCGATGGGAATAGGATGTGGGAGGTGGTCTCCACCAATCCGGCTATTGAATATCTCGTTGCCGATGCCTCATCCACAATGGCGAAGGTGTGGGTGACATTGTTTGTGGTATTAGGGATTGTCACCTTTACTTCCTGTAAGTAGACCGGCTTGCTAATGTCGGTGATTGCCACTGTATTTGGCCCCGCATCCGCTGCTAACACTGCAATGGTGTAGGTACGGGTCCTCATCAAGGCTGTTGCAGGGGACACCAGAACCGCAATTAAAAGTAACACTACCAGAAAACTTCTTATCCTTTTCATCTTGATCCTCCTTGTTTTGGATTACGCCATCCAATAATTTCTTGCATTTTTTGTTGGTAGGGTTTTCTTTCCTCTATCGTTGCTTTCCATCCCATCCATTTTTTGACAAGTGGTTGTTGAATTAAAGTTTTCTCTTCATCTGTTGATTTATTCCATACTCTTATTCCTTCTGGAACACTAAAATGTGTTATTCCTAATTCAACGGGTGTCTTTAGACTCTTACCTAAAATTGTCTGAAAATCAGTTATGGTGATATTTCCTTCTTTGACAGCCTCTTTTATAGGAGTTAAGTCTTTTGTTTTTTCATAATCTTTGGACAATTTATTTCTCAAATCAATCCTGTCTTGAGTTTCCGTTGGTAATTCACCTGTTCTGGCCTTTTCTTTTTGAATATCCAATACTGTCTGTTCAGCATCACTTCTATGTTTAAAAGAACTTACTCCCATAGATTGAAGGATAGAATCAAAAATGGTTCGATCCTGTTTAGTGAAAAGTCCCTGTCCAGGGATAGGTACAAAACCAGTCACATAATCTTTTATTTGTTCCCCAATGTCTCTCATCTTACCGAATAAATCCCTACCAGTTACCGCTTCAATGAGTGGTCTAATAATGCTTGGATTTAAACGATGATAGATAAAACTCCTTGGATCTCTTACAAGATGATAAATATCTCCAGGAATTGATCTTAGTGTATATTCTTTATCTCCAATGGTAACTGAAAATGGTCTATCCCAATGAATCTCGGCCTTGTCGTCAATCAATGTATTGATTCCCTCGATGGCTTTGGCAGCAAGATACATCAGGGTTGTTCCTCTGATTAATGCTATGGCCTGTTCTCTTCCATAAGGTTTTAAAGCCTCCCCAACGAATCTTGCTCTTGCTTCTAAGAAGTCTGGAGCCAATGCGCCAAGTCTAAACATATCCTGAGTTGTTTGACTTCTACCCATTTGTTTATAATTTAATTCCGCAAAAGCAGCATTGGCTTGATCTGAAGAAAGTTTTAAAACTTGATCCCTACTGAGATCGGGATAACGATTCGTGTTCCGGTCAACCATATCTATTGCCAGTTTCATTTTTAATCGAGGAATTAAATCTGTAAATAAGTATTCAGTATATTTTTGAGCATAAGAACCCACTACTGGAATTTTATTAATCAATCCAGGGGCACCTAATCCTTCTGCAAATTCAGAGAGAGCAGTTCTGTTATAAACCATCAATCCATGTTCTACTAAGTCTCTTTGAATGGGTTGCTCAAAATCTAATTTTTGTGTAGTAAAAGGATTCTCCCAATGAAATACTGCATGAGCACCTATTTGAACCTGATGAAACATGGAAAGACTAAGTAGTGTGCTTTTTAATTCCTGATTTCCTTTAAGTGCAATATTCCCAAGGGCACTTTCTCTAACAGCCGATCTTGACAAAACATTATGAAGATGGTCGTAAATTTCAGGATGGACAATTAGATCACCTTCCACAAATATAGGATTTCCATTTTCATCTTTAGTTGTCCATTTCCATTTCCTGAGAGCAGGATGAGCAATTTCCTTATAATCGAATGCCTCCTCTGGAATTGATCGAGGTCTAACAAGATATGCCTCTGGAGGAGTCTCACCTTTTGGTAAAGCACTCCCACTTCCCCTTACTACCACTAAGGGTCTTCCATCTGAAGCATCTCCGTTTTGAAGTTCTTTAATAAATCCTCTTGCCGCTATTGCCTCATTAAAACTCTGCTCATAGGCAGAAATGAGATATCCTATCCTCTTATCCTTGGGGGTAAATCCTGCCTGTTCCCCATCGAAGTAACTTTCAAATATTCTCTTTTTTGCAAAGGAAGGATTTTGTCTTAGCATCCCCGCATTGATTTCAGCCTTCAATTTTAATCCTACCAGATTGTCCTTTTCCCAAATCTGATTTACATAATTCTCAATTCCATGATCGAGAATCCCTGCTTCAATGGCTTGGTCAAGTTTTGAATTAAAGTATTGATGAATATTTTGAGCGAAGGTTGTATGCTCATTCCCTAAATTTAAGGCTTCTTCATAACCCTGTTTAAGTTTAGGGTCGGTAGTTTGATTCATTCTTTCTGTTAAAATAGCCCGATCTCCCCCAGCCTGAACCCAATTTGTGATTGCTTGTTGTTGAAGTTCCGGTATTGAATCTTTAATCTGCTTTGCAAATTCTGAAGTTTTACTTCCTGATATTTGACGACCACCTAAATATTGACCCAACATATCATCGAAAGTAGTCCATTGGGGGGGTCGAGTGTACCAATCCCAAAGGGCTGTGCCTGTACTTTTAATCTTCTCAAATCCGGTTTGAGCCCTTCCCAGAACTCCCGTATATGTTTTTGAGATAGATTCGGCAATTTCCTGACGTTGTTTTAAACCAGTCCATTTTGGAACTCTTTCAAGAGTTGTTTTAAGTTGCGATATATCGTCAGGGAGTTTGAATAAAAATCCTTGTGCCGCAGCACCTAAACTTTCCCTGTCTGATATCAATACCGTTGCTTCTTCTTTGGCAGCATCAAATATTTCTATCTGTCTCTTACCTAACTTTTGTCCAGATAATCCCTTGTCAATAGCATTTAAAACTTCATCTTTACCCCATCCCTTATTTCTCATAAATGGAGGATATGAACTGCCCCATCCGGTCCAGACATTAGTTTCAAACATATCTTCAACGGGAATTCTTTTCCCTGCTTCTCCTTGTTTTACATAACCTCTCAATTCTCTGATCGTCCCTATTAACTCTTCATCCATCTTGGGTTGAATAGGAAGTTCGGGTTGAACTTTCGCAACTTCCGCTTTCCTTGCAACCTCGGCCAAGGGAGTTCCTTCAAGGGTGGGTGTAACTCCTTCTTTCGCTCCCTTCATTTCAAGGTCTTGTTTGATTCCGGGGAGTGCAAATTGGTCTTTAACTGTCGGGGAGAGAACTGGTTCAGTTGGTTTCGCTTCTTCAACGGGTGCTGGTTCTTTCAACTGAACCTTCTCAAATGCCTCAATATCTTTCCTTATCTCAGGAACACTTCTTCCGATTTCAGGATATAAATCACGGATGCCCCATTTCCCAGAAGGAGCAACCATCGCCATCCCGATACCAGTTGCACCACCTTTAATAAATGCTTTAGTTCTTTCTCCTGCTGGAGCTTCAACACCAGCCTGAACTCCGAAGGTAGTCCCCATAACAAGAGACTGAATATAACGACTAAATGGAGCCATGAGTTTAAACATTGAATCAAGTGTCTTTGTTTTTGCAGCCTCTATTAACCCACCAATAAAAGGATCGGTATCATGTTCTTTGGCTTCCTGATAACCTACGATTGCAGGAATACTAAAACCAGAGGCTACTTTGAGAACAAAATCAGTCATACCTATCAAGGCATTTGAAGGAAGTGCAAATGCTTCTCCTGTTAATTCAGTAAGAAAATTAATCCCAACCTTTTCCGCCCTGGCTTTCCACCAATCGGCATTTTGTAGATAAGTTTTAGTCATTTGTTCAAAAAATCCTTCTCTTTTCCCCAATCCCTGAGCTTCAAACCATCTCGACATCACATCTAAGGTATCTGTAGAATGAGCAAGAGTACGATTGATTGATGACCCCGCAAGATATGAAGCATCGAGCCAAGGTTTAGCCATCTGATAAATCGTGTTAGTAATTCCATTTCTTTTTTCAATCTGTTGCTCTGGAGATTGATCTTTTAAAACTTCATTCATCCAAGGATCAAAAGGATAAGGGGATGGTTCAACACTCATAGGAACCTTTACTGGTTTAAAATCAGTAGTCACCGGAGGCGGTTCTTTCACTGGAACAAAATCAGTAGTTAAGGTTGAATCTGCCATAAATCCTGTCCCTTATTATTTCTCCCTTTGTATTTTGCTTTTCTCCCTGAAGCATCAGGGTATATTTTATCAATCACATACGGAGATGGAGGAGTAGGAACTACCTTATTTTCAAGTGATATTTTTTTACTCTTTTGTGATTCCTTTTTCATTTCTTCATGGATAATATCAAGTTTATCTACTGTTGGAATCTGATAACCACCTGTAGAAACCATATCAACCGCTTGGTCATATATTTCCTTTTGGGTAAGTGGTTTTCTTTTACCATCTACTACTAATTTTTGTTGAGTTCTAACCCATTCAGATAAAGCCATTTGAGCCTTTTGAGAGGCTGCCTCTTCTGCTGGGATGGTCGGCATCATAGCTCCTTTACTTGGAGCTATCTGACTATGCAACAACTGATTCCCAGCCTTCATCCCTTGCTTTACTGCTCCCTCCAATTCATTGTCAACTCGGTCAATTAATTTGTATCGAGTCGCAGTTTTCATATCAACTGTTGTTGCAATAGTGTCTTTTATTACCTTTGGATCAACTCCTAAATCTATCATTTTATTTATTCTGATATAATTTTGAACGTCTTCTCGTGAATTGATATCTTCATCACTTTTCTTTAATCTTTTTGTTAAAACATCTTCCCATTTTTGTTTTTCATCTGCCGTTATATATTTTGCACCTCTAATATTACTTAAAGACTTGGGATCACCGAGACTGATACCGGTTTGAATTTTCGATTCTTCATCATCGTGTTGTTTTTTATTTATCTCCTTAATACCCAATTCCTCACTCCGCAAAGCAATTTCAAGACTATGTTTTGTCTCTACCCTCAGACCCATTTTGTTCTGATAATTTGTATCATTCAACATTTTAGAAACGGAGTTATAATCAGTAATGCCATTCGTATCGGTAAATTTATTTTTAAGATCATTGTAACCATTTTGAATTGATATTTTATCAGCTTCAGCTTCAGCTTTTTTATCAATCTGCTCAAGTCTGTTTTGAAGATGTCCCTTATAAATTTCTGTTTCCTTCGGATCTAAAGTTTGGAATTCACCTTTATCAAGAGCCAACATCGTGTTCCTTATCACATTAGGATTTTCACTATTATTAGCCCTGACTATGATTCCCTCTTGGGCCACTTTCTCAAAACCCTTTACTTTAGAATTCATCCATAACGGGTCGATGCCATTATCCCTTTGAAGGATTAAGCCCTCACTCTCTACTTCACTTCTTATTTTGTCTTTCTTTTCTTGAACGGTCATCTTCCCCGACAAAACATCCTCTGATAAATGGGCATCCGCATAGTCTTTGGCAGCATCCTCATAGTGGTCGTTAAAAAGAATCTTGCCTTCCTCTTCCATCACCTTGTATTTTTTGGCTTTAACTACTTTTCCTAAATCTCTTTCTGCTTTCGACATCAAGGATTGATAGACAAAATTGATCTCATTGCTTTGATATTTGGGTTTTACTCTTTCTCTGAGACCTGAGAACCCCTTGTTTAAATCTTTATCAAAATTCTCAAAATCTGTTCGACCAGAATAGGAATCAGCTATTTCTTCCTGACCTTTCTCAATTTCATTCCTAAGCCTAAGTGCTTCAAGGTTATCCTTGGCTTTCTGTTCTCTCTCGGCAAATCCCGATATTGCACCTTCGATGGTTCTGGCCGCTTCTACAATATTACTTCTGGCTCGACGGGTGGCTTCAATCGCAGGCTCAAGTAACCCCATAGAGGGCTTAGGAACCTCTGTCGCAATCGTGGGTCTGTAAGGTTCAATTTTAGGCATATCTCACTTGTAATTCCTTAAAAACGAGTTAAAAGACCAGTTAAGGCCACTTCCACCACTACCTGTTCCGGCACCGGCCATTGTGCTGCCTGCTGCCGCTCCCGCACCACCAGCCGCAAATCCACCAACTGCCATTGAAACGATAGTAGCCGCCGTCTTAGCAGCCTCAGTTACCGCTGCCATATTCCCACCCTTCTCCGCCAATCTTCCAGCCCATTTCAACTGCCGGTATTTATTTTTTGCCTGCCACATTATTCTTTCTTTGGCAAGTTCACCTCTCTTCGCTGTCTCCTCCATCATAAGGAGGGGACTGCCTTCTGAGATGTCCACACCTGCCTTTGCGTAAAGTGTCCGTTCATGGCCGAGGTAAGCCTGTTTCTCTTCCCCAATTTGCTCTTGAGCAAGACCGGCCTCGATTATAGTCGCTTCGGCCTGCCTGTCATACATCATCTTCTGGGCTTTCCCTTCAGCTATTGATTGTGACGCACCGGAACCCTGACCCACGAATGAACTCATTGGCATTTCCTCCAGAATTTAAACATAGCCTCACCATGAGGCCCGAAAGTACCTGCCTCTTTCTTTACGAATCCCAAATGATAGGCAAAGTGCTGGGCCTCATCAAAATTTGGTTCGATCAGAGCGTAGACACTTTTAAGCCCAAAGTCGTTGATTATTTTCTCCAGTCCCTTCTTTGTGGCGAGATAGACCAGCTTCTTATACCGATCAAAGACGTTGGAGAGTATCGCCCATGCCTCACCCGTCCCATTTCCGAGAGGGACGACTCCAGCGGATCCTACGGGCTTTCCGTCTATCATAAGGGTAAAGGCTGCTCCATGGACTCTCCAGACCTCTTTCCAGTCTCCCCATTCAGCCATTCTTGCAAATTTCAATTCCCTACTTCTTGGGTACATTGTCATTATCTCATCCACATGAGAGGGTTGATAATCTACGACTTCAACTTTCATTCTTCCTCATTTAAACTCACTCTTGGGATCAGAGCCAGTATCCCGAATGGATACGGTCTATCCTGTTTTAAACAGAGAGTGGCCTCGTTCTTCCAATCTCCATCGAATTCTACATCTGCATCTGCCGTGATTAACTCTCCTTCATCATAGGTCTTCTCGAAGTACCCTGAGATGTCCTGAAGATTATCTTCATCCGGCCCTATCTTCCCCCCACAGGTCTCATAGACGCAAACCGTGACCTTATTAATTCGCTGCTTCTTACTTCTTGCCGTGCCCAAAGTCGATCCAGAATGTAACTTCATAGGTTCGATGACAGATTCGAAGGGTAATCCCACATGGATTAAGTTCCCATAATGGTCAAGAGTAATAGCGCCCCCAGCCACAACCTCATCCCCAAAATCTACCCCATCTCCAAGGACGGATACGGTCTTCCCCTCAAGATGGGATAGTCCAGACAGGGTATTTGTCACTCTTCCTGCCAGTCCTCCTCCGGAATAGGCCGTGTAGCTCAAGGAATTGACTCCAGAGAGTTCAAAGGTGTCACCTGAAGGGTTGGCTATAGTATAATAGTCGTCTGCATCGCAGTTGACTTCTTCCATCCCCAGTGCCCCCGTTATCCTGACCTTGTATCCGGCAGTGAAGGTATGCCCAGGGGCAGTCACTACAGCCGGATTTGCCTTTGAAATACCCGTAATGTCGAATTCCCCTCCATCCCAGGTAAGGCCGGAATGGACGAAGAAGGCATTCTTGATCTCGGAGAAGAAATTGATAGGCTTGAAGAACTCCACATAACGCTTTGTGACCCCTCCGATTGTTCTGTTCACTATCACCCAGACTTCATTTTCCTCCCCATCCGCACTTATCACGGAAACGCTCTCGAATATCCCATCGGTGACAATTCTGAACCAAGCATAGACTTCCTCGGCTATCTCATACGTCATCCCAAGAAGCTGTCCGTCATTTCTGACAGCCCAGAGGATAGGCATAGGTTCTCTCTGGAAGGCGAATTGTTTAATTCCAGAATTAGCTTGAGAATCCCCATAGGTTATATGCCCTGCTATTCGGGTGAGGTTAGGGGCAACATACCTTTCGGAATCGCTCGACCATGTAACTTTTCGGACTGAAGTCCCTGCCCTTGTCAGCCAAACCAAGGAATCCGTGACAGGTTGAGGATCCACATTAGAAACCCCAAGCCAAACCTGTTGCCTCACAGAGACATTCGTGGCAGATAGGGGTTCGGCGATGGAACTTGCCCCCATCTTCTGAATCGAACCGGCAGTACCAATAATCAGGAAGTCCTCTGGTGATAGCCACCGTATCCGGTCAACTCTGTTTTGTGCCCCAGGGATGGTATACTCAATGGCAGCACTCTCATCACTGGGATTTTCCCCATGATTCTCATATTCCGCAACCGAGCTTCCATAGATTGTTTGAGGATGGTTCTTACAACCTGATTTATAGGACCTCTGTTCAAAAAAGGTTCCGCAAGAAGGATAGTCCCCAGTCTGAGTAAATAATTTCTTTAGAGCAGTCCCCCCTCCCGTGTATGCTCCGTATGCAGTAGAATTACAATCCTTCAATTCAAAAGTGGTGTTCGTCCTATTCGCTACTTCATAGATATTCCCATTTACTTTCGTCATCCCAAGGACTCCCTCAATCTTTACCATTTCTCCATTGGAGCGTCCGTGCCTTGCCATTGTAACGACGGCAGTGGCGGCCTGAGTAATCCCTGTGATGCCAACATATATCTTACCCCCTGAAATATAGGAGGCATAGGTGGTGGAATTGACCCCGTTCAGATAGAAGGTATCGCTATCTATTGGCTGCGTTAGAAATCTTAAATCGTTTACCTCTATCATTCCCTCAACGTCTTTAATATAAATATATGCCCAGGCTGGTAACCCGTGATCCACGCACGTCACAATAGCAGTACCCGTATTTGAAATGTTGGTGATTGACTTGAAGGGAGATGCCACACAATTTTGTTCGATCAATTCCCAGTTGATGTGGGAATGACGAACGAGTTTCATCGGTGGATTATCTTCATAGTAAAGGTAGAGGGTGTCTGCTCCTTGGGGACCCTTGATGTCAAAAACTTCATCCTCGGCGTAATCGGTGACTATTTCTACTGGATCTCCAACCGTTCTTTCAGTCCAGTAGGAGGCTTCTGCAAATGGAAAATAATTGGTATTGTAAGCAGATGTAGGAATGGGAGAGGTAGCGGTGCATTGGTAGGCTTTATCAAGATTTGTCATGGCCGCACCCGCAATGTTCACTCCGGCAGTGGGACGGGCTGCGGCGTAAGGGGGATTCTCGGTCACAGTCCATGCACTAACGTCAATCGAGTTGACTGTACCCAGTGCCCTCAATGCCACCTGAATGAGATTGGCAGCATTCTTAGCTGGTGTAGCATTGGCAAGATTGATCGTGATGGCTGCCCCTACCTTCGTCACGGTCATGGTATCAGCGCCCGCACTCACGCAGGCGACCGTAAGTCCAGTATCCCCCGTCTGACCGTAAGGAGAAGCCACATACAGGTATTTCGTCCCTCCACCTGCATTCAGGGCACTGTAGGAGCCAAGTTTCGTGTATTCCCCAACAAAGAAGGCAGCAGCAGGGTTAAAATCATCCATCGAATCATCGATGGCGATGAGTCCCTGATTCTTGTAGAAACGGATGTAAAAGTCCCCCACCTCCATCTGGTAGGCTTGCTCGGTTGAAAAATGGAAGGGGATGAGACGGGATACCTTCGAAGAGTCCTTTGTCTCCCATACGAAGTAAGTCCCAGGAGTCCTTATGACCCCGCCTTCGACAAGGGGAATTTCACCGAGAAGAGTCCGGCAGGCTTTAAAATATTTATTGAAATCAACACGGGCGTCTATACGCCTGTCGATTTCCCCGCCGTTCAGAGAATTGATTATCGGTGTAGTTTTAGGCAAATCATCCCCTCCCTGCTGTTTCCCAATCCGAATTGCCCTTCTCTCCTTCAAGCCAGTCCATCCCCTGATTTATTTCAGTGGCGTTGATAAGGGAATTTCCGTACATCACCATGAGATCACCATATTTTAATCTCGATTCAGTCCTCGTTATCGCTAATTCCGCAGCGAGTCTAAAAGCAAAGGAACTGATAAAGGATGCAGACCATTTCGCCACATTGTCTTCTCTAAAAATGTAGATGAGAAAAATTCCATTGTCCTCAGAATCCTCGTAATCGGTGAGAAGGCATTTCACCTCTTCATCGATTAGGGTGGTATCTCCCCATGCAAGATTTGAACTGGTAGTGGAAGTAGCTATGTCAGCCCCAACCGTGTCCTCGATGTTGATAACGATCTTCTGAGTGGTATCCGTGTTCTCCGTGGAAACCACTTCAGGGTGAACTGCAGCACAGGAATAATCAGTATCCGGCCTTCCCTTGTGGTTGATGGCATCCCTCAGATTATCGAGGGCTTTGGCTGCACTCCCCCCGATTAGAACCTGACCCTCAGTCGGTGTGAGGGTGGTCTTGAAAGTGTAAGTCTTAGTGCCAATCGTGACCGTATCCCCGTCGGTAGGAATGGTCTCGTTAGAAGTTATAATCCCCACACCTGCCACGATGGACTCGAAGGCATAAGGATAACCAGAAGGATAGACGGCCAAATCCTGCTTCTGAGGAGAATCTTGACCCACCCAAGGCTTCAGGAAGTCATCTGGTAGGATATAGGCGAAGTCCCAGTTGACGAGGGGAATGGGACCGCGAATCAACTGTGCCCGTTTTTTCGCAAATACCCATTGCCTCGCTTCAAGAACCTCATCCCTGATGAATTCCCAAACAGCATCGGCATCAATGGCCTGTTGGGTAACGGGGTCTCCCCAATCCGCTTCCGTTATCTTCTTTACCCCGATTCTGGCTAAGGCCAAATTTACAACTTTATATTGTTCGTAAGGCATCTCTCCTCCTTACTTCTTAGTGATCCTCCCACACTTATTACAGATATAGTAAGTCCCCGTCTTGTCCTTCCCGTGGAAGATAAACTTACCCCCACACAAGCCACAATTCATTCCCTTCATTTTCTATTCCTTCTTGGGACGGCCAGGGCCACGTTTTTCTTCCTTTGAATCCTCATTCGGCTTTTCCTCTATTTCTTTGGGTTCCTCGATAGTTTCAACCACTGGTGCTGAAACCTTTCTGAACTCAAAGTTACTTGCAAGCGGGTGATTCTTGGGCATATCCTCCACCACGTCCCCAATGTAATAAAGCCTTCCCAATTTCCCATCGAAACATCTCATTCTACAGATTGCCAAAGGCATAAAAACTCTCCTTTCTTAAAAAATGGGGAGGAGGAAAACCCCCTCCCCTCAAAGGTTAAAGTGTTACTGAGGCGTCGAAACTCCCCAGGAATACCGTGGTCTTACCAGCACCAGCAGCGGTACTCACCGCATCGAACATTCCGCAGGCATACCTCAGAAGAGGAATAGACCCGCAGGGAACGTAGTGATGAGCAGCCTTCACCATGTCAGCTACGTCAACAAACATTCCTGTATGCTTCGTTGAACTCGTGGTAAGGGTCCCTGATGCACCGTGGAGAATCCACCAGATAACCCCCTCGGTTAACGTTGTGAAAGTCGTGGTAACGATAACGTGCATCCCGAACTGGTTGGAGATGTTGGGAGCGGGAGTGGTGACACCGAAATCCACTTCGTTAGTTGTTACCGCATCAGTCGTGTTTGCAGTATCGGACTGCAAAAGAAAACTATAATCGTACATTGGCATGTGTATTACCTCCTTTTAATTTTTGTGGCCCATGTCGTCTTGATGCCACCCTAAATTACGATACTGCCGTTTCTGAGGTTAGCCGATCAGCCATTCTCACCGGAACTCCTCTGAATCTGATGAGCGGTCTGCCAAAAACATCTCCTGCCGCATCAATCGAGTAGAAAGCGTTGGATTTGTTCATGGCTGCAATATCCATCTGAGTCTTGACGAGCCGGGGAACATAAATCACTGCCCCTTCTGGATCGGGAAGCCTGTTGATGACTTCCACCAGATGCTCAGGATCGAAGATATTGCTGGTTCCGGTCTGCTCGATGTTGCAATATCTCTGAACGCACCTTTCATCTTCCACATTGATCCCGAAGTAAACTGCGAGATGGGATCGGTAAGCCTGGAAGTAGGCCGGTGAGGTCAGAGGGCTATCCGAAGCGACTGCCGTCACTTCCCCAAGGTCTTCCACCTTGATTCCAGCGGGAAGGTTCTGTGGATAAATCCCGTAAACCTTTGCTTCTCCCCACTGAATCACGAAGATAGAAGTCACACTTGAAGAGCCTCCAGCGGTCCTCGTGTTGTAAGGCCACGAAGTATCGCCATTGGGTCGAGAAGTGAGTGAATTGAATCTTGTTGCGAAACCATTGATGGAAGCCGGATCAGTCCCGATGCTCCCATAAATGACCACATCCTCTGCCTTCTGAGTCATTGCCTCCAACTTCATCGCATCCCTTTCCTGTCTCCAGGTCTCAGGATTTGGCTGAATGTCACAGAGCGCCTTGTCAACCTCGGAGTAATCCTCAACCATGCAGATCTGCTCTGTGTATGGAGTGACGGTTGACTTCGTTGGAGCAACCCCTGAATTGAATCTTCTTGTCCCAGGAGCTGCAAGATAGGACTGTCTCACGCCAATGTGAGAGAAAATTTGGTTTGAAGGTTTCATGGGCATATCCAAAAAGAACGGGCATTTTCGCGCCAGCACTTTCGCTGCCCAAATATACTTCGCCTGTGCGTCAAGGGAAGTATAAGAATTCACGATATCCATAACGGTGTTGACGCCCACCAATTCTGTCTGAGCCATAATCTCCTCCTAAATGAATTTTTGCTGCTTGGGGAATTTCGTCTTGTCGTAGACCATTCCTGGCTTTACCTCTCCGGTTCCTCCTTGGGAACCAGGAATGATCGTGTCTTCCCCAGTTTTTTTTGCGTTTTCGTAAACGAATTTCAGAAAGATCGCATCGGCATGACCAGCCTCATCACGATATTGGTCGAAATCAGTATTAGTTAATTTTTTCCAATATCGTTTTGACATCTCCTTGGCTGTTTTATATTCATCCTCTGTCTTGAATCCTTCCTTGAATGTCTTCTCGGCTTCGGCAGCTTCCCTTTGAGCAATCTTTTCCTCCTCATCGAGAGTTCCTAAGAGGAATTGATTCCATTTGGTACCAATATTAAGAGCCTGTTTTTTCGATAAGCCCTCCTCATAGAACATGTTGGATGCCCATTTCACCATTCGGTCATCCTTCTCCATTCCCTCGATCACTGGAAACTCGTAACCCTCTGGTGTATCCGGTCTGCCAAGAGCCTTGAAGAAATTCGTCCTCTCCTCATCAGTCGGTTTCTCTGAAAGTTTTGGATATGAATTGGCGAGCTTGCCCTCCAGGTCAACAATTTTCCCTTCGTGCTCCTTCACCTTCCCATCGAACTCAGTCAGCTTCCCCTTCGTGTCCAGGTATGCTTTCGCCATGTCCCCAGCCGTATTCATTCCGGTAAAAGCCTCATTCGCTCTCAGGTCTTCGGGTAACTGTGACAAAATTTCTCCTGCCATAAAAAATCCTCCCTTCGTTGATTTGAAATAAAAAAAGGCCCGCCAGGGTTTTTAATCCCTGAAACGGGCCTCGTAGACCTCTCTTTAAATTAGGCCGTCGAACGGCTCTTATTTAAAATAATTCCTTTGCAACCATTTCTCTAAATATCTTGAATTCTTCAATTTGTTCTTTTATTTTTTCTTGTTTTGTTAATAACCTAAATTTATTTATGAAATGACACTTTGAACATTTAATTTCAATTTCAATTTTTTCATTAAAGTTAGCGAAAAATAAAAGTCGATTACATTTCACGCATCGGATTTCAGTCATTTATTTTCCTTCCATTAAACCAACCCTTCTCTATCCCTTCATTGACTATCAAGGCCACCACCACATCTTCAAAAGTATTTAGATGGGTGAGCTGATAGGGACCTGTTGGCCCGATATCGCATAGATCAATGATCGTCTTATCAGGGCATTTGACAAGCATCAGGTGGATGTCGTCACATCTCATATTGACGAGATAGGTATTGGTGTGCATCCCCTGAACGAATCTAAGAATCCCACAATTCTCTTTCACCTTTTTTATTAACTCAGAGATATAGATGTGCTTGAATCCTTGACTCTCCCCAATGTTAAAAGCAGACCTGATCTTGAAGGTGCTGACCACATCCTTTATCTTTCTAAATTCAGAAAGAACCCCTGGTATCTCATCGAGATCTGTAATCGTAGAGGATACCATCGCTAATTTCAGCCCCATCCTCTTGAAGTTTTCTATGGCTAACATTTTCTCCCCATAATCAGGAGAATCTTCCGTATTCAATGAGAACATCGTTGCTATCTCATTGTTCGTACCAGCCATATAGACATTGAACTGGGCAAACTCTTTTAAAAAGTTCAGGTCAGCGAATTTTATTCCATTGGTGATGACGCCACAGTTGAGATTGCTTACGATATCAAAAAATTGAGAATGGATGGTGGGTTCACCGCCAGTTAGCATGATCTTGTCTATCCATGTGGGGAGGATAAATGACATCCCCATGATCTCATCCAAACTCTTCTCTTTCTTCTCGATCTTGCAATAGCAAGCCTTACAGGTACTATTGCAGTCGTCAGTGATGGCTATATTACACAGGTTCCCAAGGATGTTATTGTAAGGGGCATTAACCATTGCATTGTAAAACTCTTTGTTTTTCTCAATCACTTCTTTTTGGAGAAGACCACAGCATTCTTTGTGCAATTCAACGACCGTATCCGTCAAAACGATAGTCGCCGGAATCTTTTTATAACATTCATTGCAGATGGAGAATGTCTTTCTAATTTCTGTCATTGATTCCCCTGAGTTTTTTTCTTCTCATCTTCCCTTCTCTTCTTCTCAGCCTGAATATAAACATTGCTCATGCCTGGGGCGGAATCAGCAATGATGTTAAGATCGTCTTCAGAAAGTCCTTTTAATTCCTGAATGAATTTCTCGTTAACGAGTGGGCCCTTCTCATCTTTCTTAACCATATTTTTAAATATTTTTAGAAGTGGCATATCAGCCTCCCATTATTGTGGTGGATCGGGCAGGATTCGAACCCACACACCTTTCGTGACCTGTCCTTTCAGACAGTGCCTTCCCATTCAGCCACCAACCCCCATTAATCGCTCGGCCTGACACATGGTTAAACCAGTACCCAACTCTCCCTGCACAATTTTCCCAATTCTATATCGGCTTCCTTTTGGGATCCGTAATTCTTTGACCACTACATAAGCTGGAAGTGCTTCTTCATATAATTGAGCCTGTCGTTTATCTCGAAAACAACTGTATCCAAACCCATTATCAAAACCAACCGCATGATTTGAAAGAATTTCTTCAATATAAAGCCGTCTTTTAAAGGGGGGAATTCTCCAAAGGGTTTTTAATTTATCCACACCCTCTGCCTCTGGAAACACCCCAATCGGTTCTGAGGCGAAAATCTTGAAAACCCTCAAATTTTCTTCCGCTACTTTTATGTTATCACTTTCAATCAAACACATAACCACAACCCTTAATCCCGCTCACCCACAAATCAATCTTGTCTATCGGAAAATCCCTGTGGCACCATTTGGGTCTCCGGTCATACACAGAACACTTTTTCCCGTTTAAAAGATGACAATTACCACAGCATTTACCGCACATCTTACACTTTCCCCTTCTATCCCTGTTCTTTTCTCTTGCATAACTCCCATAAAAATTAAAAATCAGAAATAGCCTTATTGCGTTGCCTTCGTGTAACAATCTTTGCAATAGCATTCGCTCAGTCCAATCGCCCATCCCTCCGGTCTTGGGATGAGAATATTTTCAATGATGTTTTGGGTCTTATACTTTATGACCTTCCTCTTCCCGCATTTAAAACAAATCCACATGGCTTCAATTTTTGCAATCATTTCCCGCCTTTATGTTTGAAAAATTCTACTTGAGCCAATCTTTTTTTCGCAGCACCCTTGGAAACCGCTTTGCTCAAGGGTTTCCCACTCTCTGAGAATACCTTATACTTTCCCCCACCAACAGGCTTTATCATCCCTTCACCCTCATGTAGACGTCAATGCCTGACACTCCCCCTCCAGAAAGAAGCGGTCTTATCTTGTGGACGCTTTCGAGAAGTTGCTCGATTTTCTCAAGAACGAAAGTCAAATCGTTTCCCTGTGGATCATGCAGGATCGCCCATGTAGGGACTCCCGTTGGATCATTGTCCCCCTGAACGGTGATGGTTGCCCCATTGAATGTCCCTTTCACATGAAATGAGATATCGACGAATTTCGATACCTCGAAGGCTTGACCATCCTGATCTGTATTATTCAGACCTGCCCACTTGATGACCTTGAATCCATCTCCGTTTGCAACTAACTCATAATTGATTGTTCCCATCTATTTTCTCCTTTTCATTCTTCTTCTCGGCCTAAAAAGTGGCCTCCAAATGTTCCCTGCTGTAGGCTCCCAAAGTGATCTAAGTGCAAGAAGCATTTCTTATCCTAAAACTAAACATTTCTCAGTCCATCCTATCCCACAAATATAGGTATTGGTCGTAACCGATGAAATCACATTGACACCAAAATACCTTCCAGGAGGACAAATAATGCGACCATCAACATTGACAATCTGTGAATGTCCGGGAAGGGTAATGACAGAGTTAATCCATGTATTCCCAATGGGGAACCAATTTGCAGCCAGACCTGTTCCTGCCGGCAATGCAGCGATTACGGGTCTGCATCGGGTATCAATTTTCCCTGATCCATTTGCACATTTGATTACTGGTGCACCGGCTGCGGGGATTGCTTCCCTGACCTGTCCCAAAACTCCAATCATCCCCGCATGGAAAATTGTGACAGCAGTTACAGCCACATTGAAAGCCCACACATAGTCAATCACATAAGAACGTCCCCCGTCTGGCTCATTGTTATAAATGGAAATAGCAGCAGCCGTGGTGGGTATCGCAGTGACGGCTGCAACCGGAGTACCGATAGCGTTAGCAACCCAGAATGCTCTTCCTTGTCTTACATTTTCTTGATATTGTGTCGCAGCCCAAGCCTGTAATTGTTCTGCTTGACCGTTTAATGCAAATTGAAGAAATTCACTCCCAGGCTCTTCGGCTTGGTCTGTATTTATTCCCCTTACTTTTCCGAGTACAGCGATTTCACTCATTGAATCCTCCTATCCAAGAATTAAGTATTTCTCTGTCCATGCGATCCCAATTTGACAATGGACATCTGTTTTGGCACTGACACAATGAATTCCGAAATATCTCCCAGGTGGGACGATGTATCTTCCATCGAGATTATAAACTCTTTGAAATCCTGGGAGAGCCGATACGCCCGCATTGGACATATCCGTAATCGGAAACCAGTTACCAGCAAAACCAGTCGTGGCAGGAATGGTTGTAGCGGTCAAGATGACTCTTGAACGGGAATCAAACTTGGGACTACCATTGTAAGTTTTCATTACAACGGTGGTGGATTTGGCATCCGTTGGGATAGCTTCCCTGACAGACCCAAGGCAACCGACAAGGCACGCCTGGGGTAATATAGAAGCATTGGCCGTGAATATTGCCCACACCTGATCGATGAGATAGGATCTTCCCCCATCGGGTTCGTTATTATACATAGCGAATCCAACAGCCGTTGTCGGCATTGTTATGACTGAGGTAATTTCAGCAGCCGTATTAATATAGAAGGATCTCCCTTGTCTGGAAATCTCAGAATAGAAAGGGGATGCTGAAGCAACAATCTGTTCTGCCTGTCCTGTAAGTTCTATCTCGGTCTCTTCATTCCCTGCACCATAAAGTACATCCGTATTCAGCCCCCGAATCTTGCCGAATAGTTTTACATCAGTGTCCATGCCAACCTCCTATCCATTAAGGATAACTTTTTCGTGCCAATAGATATAAAACTGTGCCGATGATGTCACGACTGAACCAAGGGTGTGAACGGCAAAAAGTCTGCCAGGCGGTATGATAATCCTTCCATCAATATTAACATCGGTCTGAAATCCAGGAAGGGCATTTACCGCACTATTGATTGAGTTTCCAATCGGAAACCAAGCCGAGGTAAAAACTGACGTTGGGGGAGCAAGGGTAGCACCCAAACCCCAGGCATTATCACCAGTAAGAACAAACCTTGCCTTTGTGTCGGAATTACCCATGCCATTCATCTGTTTGGGAATTATCGCAGCCGCAGTAGGGACGGCCTCACGAACAAGGCCAAGACATCCTATAATACCGACATGAGCAAGGGCAGCACCACTATTCACGGTATAAAGTGCACTCACCCGATCCAGAATATAGGAACGCCCGCCATCGCTTTCGTTATTGTAAATAATAAACCCATAGACGGCAGTAGCCGGAATTGCCACAACGGTAGCTACTGCCGTAGCGGTATTCGCCACAAACGCCCTACCTTGCCTCACGATTTCCTGATAGGGAGCAGCCCCAAATGCAATAAGTTGCTCTGCCTGACCTGAAAGTTGGAGTTGTTCATCCTCTCTTGCTGATGGCAATAAATCTAAAAAAATCCCTCTAATTTTCCCAAGTACCTTAGTTTCAAGCGACATATTATCCTCCTTTTATTTTATTCTTAATTGTCTGATTTCTTCCAATAACTCTTCCAATAGACTACAGATCTTCTTGGAACTTACCTCAAGCGGTGCAGAAGGAACTCCAATGATGTTTCCCTCCGCATCCGATATGCTGATTACCTGTATTGAAACGGTTACTCTCGATCCATCTTCTTGAAGAAGTTCGATCTCGTTGGTTCTTATTCTATCCCCGGTTGAATCAGGGGCTACCTGAGTATAGGCTTCATCGGACATAGACATCTCCTCATTGGAATTTCTCTAACAGGCTCTTGGTTTCATTCTTCACCGCTTTGAGTCTTTCCCTTGCCTGTGCTTCCTCTTCAGCAAACCCTATCAGCACCTTGTCATGCTCCCTTTTCAAATCAGAAATTTTCTGAACGTTCTGCTTTTCCAGTTTAGCCAAAGTGCCTTTTAAAGATTCGATATCGGAGAGAATCTTTCTTTTTTCATCATCACCTGATTTTGAAAGTGCAAGGATATCGTTTCCTATTTTCAATTCCTTCGATTCAAGTTTATCTATCTCGGAAACGATGGCCTGTTTTTGGAGGTTCAATTCTGAAATTTCTTTCAGAATGGCATCCCTCTTCACGATATTTTCGGAGATGGTCTGTTCCGACTGGAGAACAACTTCGATAACTTCCTTCAGCTTCTCGAAGGCTCGGTAATGATTCAACATCTGTTTCGCAATACTCAGGGCTTCGCTTATATTAATTTTTTCTGCCATTTTCAACCTCCATCCTCTACCCTTAATTTCGTTTTGATCTCCTTCGGTCTTTCCCTCTCCACAAAACCAACATTCTCTGCCTCGATGGTGTCCTTCAAATTCTTAAAAGTTTTATAGTGGCTCAATACTTCCTCGATAATTTTCAATGCCTCTTTGAGATCCATCTCGAATCCACTTTACTTTTTCTCCGGCATTTTCGATTTCGAATAGTCCATTTTGGCATTCTTCATGGCACCCATGAACTTTTTTGAATTCTCCATATTCGAAATCATCTCGTTTACTTTTTTCTGTGCTCTTACATGACGCTTTGGGTCTCCCATGATCTCACTCATCCGTTGGACGGTCTTGGCATCATCTTCCACCTGTTCTATTTCTTCTGCCATCTTACTTCTCCTCTAATGCTTTCAATTTTGCTTTGATCTCCTTCGACTCTTCCTTCACCTTTACGATATCATCTTTCAATAAGGCAATTTCCTCCGAGATCGGAGAAACCTTTCTTAAAACTTCTCTCATCACTTTCGACTTTCTCACTTTATCTGATTCCTCTTTCTCTCCTCGGTCCCCACATATCTTTTTCGGTGACGAATGTTGCACCTTCTTTCCGAGCATAATCGAGAAATTTGAAATATGTAATTAAATCAGGATCAAGTTCTAAAGCCCTCGAAACCGCTGCCATTCCAAGATCAGTCTTTCCATTATTCTTATAGGCGGTGGCGAGATTCAAAAGAACACGAGTCTTATTTGGACTCTTCCTGAATCCATCCTCCCATAAACTGATGGCGGACTGGTAGACGGTGTTGCGTTGAAGTGTCCATACAGCCAACACACCAATGATGATGGAAAAGACAACTATGTAAATCAAATTTTTAGTCATGGCATTATCCGCCTGGTGTCACCATTGTTGCGAGCTTGATCCAATCTCCAAGTATTCCGTCATAGATAAGCATTACGGCTGTACCTGTAGCAACGGATATTCCCGTACCACTGGAAGAATGAACCGTGCTGGCATAGCCTGAACCATTTCTGTATACCAGGATCTTACCGGTGGTTGCTGTCACCTGAACTGTATTCACCCCCGTTGCATTTGTCGAGGCAAGCATTAAGCAAAGTAATTCATCAGCCGATACCTGCCAAGAGCCAACGGTAGTTGCAAAATTATGAATGGTCGCCTGTCTGTATGTGTTTTTTGCGACATAAGAGGGTGCGGTAGAAGCCCCAGCAGCCTGAAGGACTTCTCCACTTGATCCTGCATTGAGGTTGGTAAGTCTATCCTTGCGGTCGGCATAGACGATATCCCCCACAGTCAGGCCAGGTTTGACGTTTAACTTCCACACTGCACTCGTTGCGAAGAGTGTCCCCACAAAAGCAAATAAAACGATCCCACTGATTGCCCAAATCTTCCATCTTTTCATTTTCCTTTTCCTCCTTTTGACTTTTTGTATTTCTCTTTGGCCGTTGCCCAGTATGCTTTCCCTGCGACCGCCGCCGGATTAGTAGCCCCTTCGGACGCCGCCTTTTCCTTTATCTTCTCAAACGTGGAGGGTTTCATTATGGCCCCACGCCGTTGTTTTTTTCGCCATTCAAGTAGACTTCCCGACATCTTACCCATGTTTCTTTATTGCCTCCTGTAGATCAGGCATGAGACTCAACTTCATGCCACCTTCTGAATGAATCTTGTTCATGATTATTTTTCTCGCATCATCGATCATCTTCAATGCCAATTCCTTTTCTTTCGGTCTCGATACCTTTATCAATCCATCTTTCCAATAGCGGATCTCGATTATCCCCACGAGGTCAGGGTCATTCGGGATGATAATTCCTGGGCTGACTTTCTCGATCATTCTTCTCTCTCTTTCTCCTTGAAGTTAGGTATCACGGTCGCCATTGCGTTTAACAAATTCATCATCGTCCCTTCTGCGAATATCCCCATCTTTGCAAGTATAGCAACACCCACGTTATATTCGGCGACCTGGTGGAGGTTTGCCGAGTCAAGTGTTTTACCGAAATGACACATCGTAAGTATGTCAGTAAGGACTTCACGCCCCAGGGGGGAGAGAAAAACTTTCCGATACTTGTTGATAATCTGCTTTCTCTCTTCATCCATTACCCTCTCCTGACATTGCTGCAAGAGGACTTGACGGTTTCACTTCACCTGATATTGCCTTAATCCCCTTCGACACATTTGGAATGGCCTCGATCATCTTCTCTGCTTCCGATCTCTCTTTCATCTGCTGCATGATGGCTGCAATCTCATCATCGGAACGGAAGTCTTTTATGGGGAATCCCTGAGTTTCGAGGAGGTCTTTGTAGGTCTTAACGGGGTCTATCACGAAAGCAACTTGAGGCCATATTTCCGCACCCTCTCTGACCGACTGGACACCAGCTCTGATCGTCTGAGACCTGAACATCTTCTTCTGTGCCTGGGCTAAGGGGCCAAGGTAATCAACCTCAATATTGCCACCTAAGTCCATGATGATCTGAGGGGGATCGGGTATTCTCCCTGCCCTTCTCTCAATATTGAACTGCCTATCGTGAGTAGGATTTAGAAATTCACTTTGCATTCTCCCTATGCGAGTCCCAAGTACCGCTGCCTTCTCACCACTCATTTCAATGACCTGAGTTGCCGTGAGTTCAACTTTATTGAAAGCTGCCTGAGAAAGAAGAAGAAAGAAGTCAACACTGAAAAATTCTCGAATAGCCTTATCGGTTCTCTCCTGCTGTTCGATTGCAAAGGGAAGTTGTATCCCTGTCACCATAGGCTTCGGGAAGTTCTTTTCGGTATTGAGCAACCATGTCCATCCCCCAGGCCCACTGTTTATCATTCCTCTCAAATCTTGCGGTCCCATCATCGGAGGTTCTGCCATCTTCTGACCAGCCACAAGATTCGTCCTCCCCTGCTGATTGCCCTTCATAATATCAACCATTGCATCGCAAGCTGGAGATCTCCCGTAAATCTCATCACTGTTCTTCCTCCACCTCCAAGTCATAGTGGGCATATCGTCATAGCCGCCTTCTCCAAGAAACAAAACCTTCTGCGGACTTCTTAACATCCACATGGAGGCCCAGGGCTTATTGAGTCCGTTAAGGAGATTCGGATCGTAATCACTTCGGGGGTAGATGGCGTGGATAACTTCTTTCTCTTGGTAAGGATTATTTTTATGATTCGTCTCAAATGCGGGATCGACTTTTTTCATTCTGTCGATTCCAAACTTCGAGGCAAGATTTCTCAGGGATATTTTGTAAACTCTATAAACTGTATCGACCATTCCATACTTATTCTCGGCGATATAACACTCACGAAAATGCGGTGATGTGTAAATAGTCCTTCCCTTCGGAATGTCTTCTTCGGTAAAGACTGTCACGGTACCTATCGTTAAGGCTTCATGGACGATTTCTGGAATGACATCGTAAAAATTTCCCCTGAGATATGCCGAATAGACAACCTCTTCGCAATCATCAAGCCATTGCTTTACTTCTGGATATTCATCCGTCCTCTTTCCTGACCACGCCCTCATGCCGGATGCCCTTGGGAAATTCAAAGTGTTCGGCATGATGTAATCGAACCAGTGAAAGTTCTGAGAAACGGAATAACCGCAAATACCATCTCTTTCTAAATTTGCCGCTGATATTGCCGTCCCGTCATAGACATCAGTCCCTGTCCTCTTTCCTCTATTGGCGTCGGTATCCCTGAGTCCTCTTCGAGAATGATTGACAAACTTCAACACATCCTCGATCAGAGGTTCGTAAGGCTGCCTCACAGAGATGAGGTTATTCAGAGCCTTCTCGCAATCCTTCGCTCGCTCTTCTTCTGATCTTGTGTCAGCCACCTATTCACCCAATTTTGTCGTTAGGGTTGATGGAGTACTTTCAACACCTGCTGGACCCGTCACCT